CAAACATGGCGATTTCACGCGCACAACTAGCGAAGGAATTAGAGCCCGGTCTGAATTCCTTATTTGGACTTTCTTACGGATCGTATGAAAGAGAGCACGAGGCTATCTACGCGATCGAGACAAGTGAGAGGGCCTTCGAAGAAGAGGTTCTTATCACGGGGTTTGGCTCAGCACCGACCAAAACTGAAGGTCAAGGCGTTGCTTTTGACAGTGCGAGCGAAGGCTTCACGGCCAGGTATACGCATGACACAATCGCGCTCGCCTTTGCCCTCACCGAGGAGAGTTTGGAAGATAATCTCTACGATTCACTTGGTAAGCGATATGTCAGAGCGTTAGCTCGGTCTATGGCGAACACCAAGGAAGTCAAAGGTGCGGACGTCCTGAACAATGCGTTCAGTTCGAGCTTCACCGGAGGTGACGGCGTCTCTCTGATCAATACAGCACACCCACTCGCGGGTGGTGGTACAGCGGCCAACCGCGCAACCACGATGGCTGATTTGAACGAGACCAGTTTGGAGGACAGCTTAATCGACATATCGACCTTTACGGACGATCGTGGATTAACGATATCAGTACAAGCTACCAAGCTTGTTGTTCCGCCTCAGTTGGTTTTTGTTGCTGACCGCATCCTTGAGAGCACGTTACGCTCAGGCACCGCGGACAATGACATCAATGCCATAAGGAACACGGGTGTGCTTCCACAGGGCTACACGGTGAATCATTATCTGACTGACCCGGACGCATACTTCTTGCTCACCACTGTCACAGACATGGGCGAAGGCTTGAAGATGTTCCAGCGTAGTCCGATGGAGACGAGCATGGAGCCGGACTTCACCACAGGAAATCTTCGATATCGTGCGAGAGAAAGATATTCTTTTGGCTTTTCCGACTGGAGGGGTGTATATGGCTCCCAAGGAGCTTAAAACGCCTTAGAGCGTCAGAGGGGGGCTTCTAGCCCCCCTTTTTTATGCAGCCTCAACTATACTAGCTTTGGTTGGTCTGCTAAAAAAACCAAACTTTGGTTCCTCATGGGACTGCTCAACCCTTGCCGTGAAAGTAATTTTTTGACCTT